TCAAAGCGCTCATCCCCGGCCAGAGCCTTGAAGAAGCGGTTGACCGCGGTCTGCCACATCTTGCAGTCGGTGATGAGGTCAGCGCAAACCATGCCGTTCGGCTTGTTCACGATGGCAACCAGATCGACGTCCTGCCGGTGTTCGTCCTGCTCGAAAGCCTCGAAGCTGCTGTATTCTTTCACCTTCAGCATTTCTAAATCCTCCGTGTTTTGGTAAGTTGTTTTCTGTATCTTCATTCTAACTTACCGGTCTGGTAAGTCAAACGTATGCTGAAGTTTTCACAAAAAATTTTACGGTATTCCGAAGATACTTTATGGAGGCTTACCCTACTTTACGGCTGAACCTTTCCCAGAACTGCTTGGCGATGTAGGGGCTTACCGGGGTGATGGTATGATGCTGGCATCCAGAAAGCTGGTAGAGGACGGTGAAGTAGTTCCCAGCGGCATCCTCGAACAGCTCCACATAGAAGTCCTCGAACATCACGGCCTTGTTCGAGCAGAGCGATTCTGCCTTCCGGGTGTCATATCGAACGCCGTCTACGGTCTGCGCCACAGCAGGGCTGGTGCTGTTGCCCAGCTCCGGGAGGCCCGCACCGTTGGCATCACTCATGGAGACCTCATAACCAGCAAAATGCAGAGCCTTTGACAGCTCATCGAAGGTGAGCGAGTTGTTCTTCAGCCGCCCGCTGAGGTTCTGCGGGGTCCAGCCCATGTGTTCGGCCAACTCTTTCTGGGTCTTCCCTGCTCCAGCAAGGGCTGCGCGTACCATATCAGATGCTCGCATACCATCAGCCTTCCTTTCCAGCCAGAACCCGATTCAGCAGGCTCTCGTACATGGTCTGGAGCATTTCACACTTGGCTTTCGCTGCGGCCAGCTCCGCAGCCATGTTCGGATTTGACGCTGGCGTAGACACCTTGACATCCCGGATGACCGGAACTTCTTTCGTGACCTCCACGATTTTCTCTACGGGCTTTCCAACTTCCAGCTCCAGCGAGATCAGCATTGCAACCTCCACGTTGGTCATCTCTGCCGGGGTCAGGTGGCCCTTGTAGCCCAGCAGGCGGTCAACCGATACGGTCGTAATCTGCTCACAGAGGGCAGTGCTTTCACGTTCAGAGCTGCGGATGAGAACGTGCGTCGGCAGGTCTTTCTTCGGTTGGGTGGTCAGGTATACGACCTCTACCGTCTCTGAACAGGCGTTGTTCTTCTCGTTAGAGACGATGATTGCCGGGCGGCCTGCCGCCTGCTCACAGCCGGTGTAGTTGTCCTTGCTCACATACCAAATGTCGCCACGCTTGATTTCCATACTCTTACTCCTCCTTTGCCTGACGCTTCAGCTCGGAAGCGTCAATGGTGATGCAGGTGGTGTTGGCGATGATGTTATCGGCAATCCCCTTTCCATGCTCGTCCAGCAGGGATTCCAGCGAGGTCGCGGTGAGCCGCAGGGCAGCGACCATGAACGGGAAGTCCATCAGGTCATACCGACTTACAACGCCCATCAGCTCTTTGGTCATCGCGGTGACGCACTCGGCAGAAATGCTACGGGCATCATCCGGCTTGTTTGCAAGCACTGCCAGCGTCATTCGCAGCGCATAGGGCATCATTTTCTCAGCCATTGTCTTTGTCCTCCTTATACTCGCTGACGGCCTCCGAGATTGCATAATCGCGGTGGTACGTCCAGCTATCGTCATTATCAATGTACTTCCGCATCAAGACCGCCGCACGCGGGGCGAGCGCATTGAGCGTCGTGCGGTCAAGCTCATAGGCTTCCATAAGCTCCTCGTCGGTGAACTGTGAGATATGTTCCCGAACGTCCGCCTCATAGCTCCGAAGCTCATACTCGGAGTAGGAGCGAACCAGCTCACATCCATCCAGCGGCTTCGGGCAGTAATCGGTGCAGCCATCATCATGGATGCCCGGCTTCTTCCCAGTCAGGAACGGGGCCATGCAGATGCCCTGCGAGTTGAACACGCAGGTTTCAGAACAGCATTCAGTGCAGAGCTTCTGGCAGTGTAGCAGGCTCGTGATGCTTGCCGCGTTAGAGGCATCCTCGTTGTAAAGCAAGTAGGCAACGCCCTTGCTATGCCGTTCATCAAACCAGCGCCAGATGTCAACGCGGCTGGTTCCTGCCGGGAAATCCAGAAACGGGGCCTCCATCGTTTCGGTGGAGGGGTCCATAGGGACATCCCCGAACTGCTTCCACAATTCTTCAAGCAGCGCATCGCGCTCTCTCAATGTTCTCATTACCAACGCCTCCCCAGAAAGAGCCTCGCCAAGCCCACAACAGCCATCGCC